AACTAATGGACGGAATGCATCAGCAATAAAAATATGATCTTTTCTAGTCTCACGAGCAAATGATTCAAATTTATTGAATATAGTTCTATAATCGTTCCTATAAGTTATTTGAGTAGCAGTGCCTTTCATGTTAGGATCTGCTGTATAGAATCCTGTTCCTGCACTTGCATCACCAACATTTACATATGTAGTATCATCAAACGTAGATTCTTGACCTAGAGCATGAACTGTTCCTAATCCAGCTTCAACGGTAACATCCATTTGGAATAGATCAACATTACTACCAATTTCAAATATTCTAGTTAATTTATCTGGAATACTACCAATATTTTTATCCGTAGAGGTGTTAGTTGTAGTACTATAAACACCTAATGGGAACAATCCTTGTTCTTTAGCATAATTAGATGAACCTCTTAGACCGCTAGTGAAGTCGGTTGCTAAGGCTCGAGCACTGTTCGCCAAAGTAAGTGTTGTATCCATAGCAGTTTGTAATACAGCAGCATTTGTACTATTAGTATGAACCGCTCGTACAAACTTTTTAGGTGCACCACCAGCAGCAGTCCATGAACCACTATGGGTACTAATATATGGATTTACTAAAACTTTAACATTAGGTGAACCGGTTTCAACATTTTCAATGAAAATTGATTTTTGTGCTCCACCGTTTTCATCTTGAACTTTTCTAGACGCATCTAATGAACCGGTATATCCTTCTGCTAAGAATTGCGTTAGTTCAATTTCTGAATTTGAGAATGGAGTATTTCTAACTTTGAAAATACCTAAATTAATTGTATCAACAAATTCTGGACCTAATTCCCACTTGGAAATATTTTCAAGAGATTTACTTACACTACTTTTTTCATCTGTTGCTGATCCAGATAGTGAAAAATCAATTCGCGATGTCGGTACAGTTGTATACTGCCCTGGGGCTCGTGTACCTGAGACTGATGTAGTATAAACATAAGCTCCCGCAGCATCATATGGTGTTGATGGGTTAGTATGTGAACTGTCTGAAACTGCTGCATAATAACCTTCAAAATTGTCGTTAATATAAGTAGCGCCTTTATTTAAAACAATAATACCAGCTTTACCTAAGTTTGCTGCTGTCCCAGTAAATGTCGCCGCCGCACCTGCGGATAAATCATTTGACCAGGTAATGTTACCATCCTTTACTGCATTGAATTGGGCTTCGGTTAATTCAACTAATGTCGGGTTACCGATAACATAATAATTAGATGAACTTAAGGACTTTGTTGTTCCATTATCTTCATCCCATAAATTCTTACCAAAATTGTTTGCAGCTGGACTGTGCACCTCACCCGCTACTAATGTTGTACCGGTTGCTGTAAGAGCAGAGAAATCAGAACTTGTACCCCACGCATTAGCCGCTGATGCAATAGCAGATAATGTTACATTAGTCTGACTACCGACAGTACCATTATCCACAGTCGGTACAAACTCGTTTGTTTTTGAGGAAACATAAGTTAAGTTATCATTTGCGTCTTTAAGAATTAATTCGACACCGAGATTTGATCCACCATATGTACCAGAACCGTTGCTAACGAATTGCTTCTGTGTACCACTTATCATACCCATAGTACTTTTATTAAGATATAAAGAACCAGTAGTAGCATTAAATGCTGTAACTGTGGCGGTGTTAAGACCACCAACAGGATAAACTAGAGCAGAATATCTCCTCACCAGATGAAGCACCGTAAGGTATACGAGAAACAAACACATTGGCGTCACTATTAAACACTTGGCGCGCGGAATGATAAAAATATCTCTCTGCGGCGTTTGTTGGACTGCCGTAAATTTCTTGAAACTCTGCGAACGTACCAACATTAAAAATTTCATCTGTTGGCCCTTGATCAGAGAATCCGGCGATAAATACACTTGTTCCTACTGCAGCAGCAGGACGCTGTGTTAAATCGATTTCCCTTATTTCTACACCTGGTGATTGAATTGTTCGTCTACTCATAGTAAAACCTTTACAATTATTTATTGTTTTCCGTGGACATATTTTAGTTGATTTGGCGAAATAAGCATTATAATATAAATATATGAAGGGCATCATATTAGCTGGCGGTACTGGATCAAGAGTTTATCCTAGTACAAAAACCGTTTCAAAGCAACTTTTACCAATTTATGATAAGCCTACTATCTATTATCCTCTATCAACTTTAATAAAATTAGGGATAAAAGATATAATGATTATAACAAATGCTCAAGCATACCCTCATTTGTTATATTTGTTTCATCAAGCAGATAAGCCGCGGCCATATTTAGGGATTAATTTTACTTTAAAAGTACAAATGTATCCGGCTGGTATAGCTGAGGCATTAATTATTGCTGAAGCTTGGCAAGGGGATGATGATGTATGTTTAATCTTAGGAGATAATATTTTTACTGGTATACGTAAACCGGAGCTTAATAATGGTAATAAGGCTTGTGTTGTAAGTTATAAGGTTTCAAATCCATCTGATTATGGTGTTATAGAGCTTGATGCAACTGAAACAATAGTTTCTATAGAAGAAAAACCAGATTGTCCGATGAGTAATTTAGCAGTAACCGGTATTTATTTTTATAATAATACAGCAGGAGAGCGAGCGCGCGCGTTGAAGCCATCTGCGAGAGGTGAATTAGAAATTACTGATTTAAATAAAAGTTATTTACAGGATAATGTACTAGGTCATAGTAGTTTAAATAGTAATTATGCCTGGTTTGATACCGGGAATCCGGATGAAATGTTTGCTGCTTCCATGTATGTAAAGTCTATACAAGATAGAACTAATACAATGATTGGTTGTATTGAAGGAGAGTCATGGAAACAGGGTAATATTAAATATGAAGAATTACAAAAAATTGTCAATAAAATGCCTGCATGTTCGTATAAGACAAATATTGTAATGAGTTATTATTTTGATTAAATATTTTTATGGCAGATGTTGACGATAAGGTATCTGAAACCATAGTAGGAAAATATTATGTAGATACGCAATGTATTGATTGTGATTTGTGTCGCGAAACAGCAAGAGATAATTTTACCAGACAGACAGAGGAAGGTTATTCATATGTTTACAAGCAACCTCAAAACGAAGAAGAAGAGAAGTTATGTAAAGAGGCTATGGAGAATTGTCCAGTCGACGCAATCGGGGATGATGGTGATGCCAGATAATAAACGCGAATCTCGTGCAAGGGGCCTTGTACACCGAAATGAACATTGGATTCAAGACCCGGTCGGGCCCGATGCTCCATACCACCAGTGGTACGGAATACTTTTATATGCATATAGACAACATGATCTTGATGAGGGAGAAGAAACGGATGGTTGTCTTGTAGAAGGGATAGGTGATGATGATGATGCTTAATAAAAAGCAAAAAATCATTTGGACTATAACTGTAATAATTATTGCTATAATAAATGGGATAGTTATTGGTAGGCATTTAGTATGAAATGGTTCCCAGGAGATGATCTTAAGTATACTATTATTATAGGTGCGGTAATATTGCTTATAATAATTTTTTCAAAATCGTGCGAGTATTATGCAAAATACTCAAATTAATTTTGCTTCTATTCTTGTAAACTCAAAAGTAGCCGATGAAGTAATTTCTTCGCTAATAGCATAGTTCCATTTAATTTCAGCTAATTTAGTTGGAAAGGCTCCAATATAGTCCCATTGAATTTTTCTGTTTTCATATTCATCTAAACCGAATACTGTTAAATTAGATGAATATATAGGAAGTTGCTGAGAAGGGCTTGATAACTCTTGAGCTGATTTATATTTTATAATATCGTCTTCATTAAAGTTACCAGTTTTAATATCATTAATAATATCAAGCCATTTATATATTGCCCAATAATTTTTAAATTCGTTATCAATTTTAAAATCTAAATTTAGAGATTCATATGCTGGGCGCGTGTGAGAGCTAACTTTTATAGTTTGTGCTCCATATGGAACAGTTTTTTCAGGTATACTAATAGTAGGTGTAACAGCTCCAGCAATACTAATTTCTAAGCTATTAGCGTCAATTCTATTTGTATTTCTAGTTATATTATCTACAATATTTTTTATACCGTCGGGTAAGTTTAAAACTAGTATAAATTTATCTTGTCTATTTTTATTAAGTGGTGCTTGGTTCATACTTTAACATATCCTTGTGCTTCTAATTCGTCCATATCTGCATTATAGTTAGGNCCATCGTCNTGATTAAAAATATTTATATCTGTAAAGTGAACTTCATGTGGTTTCCAGGTATCGTCAATATTTTGCATTTTATACTCTTGCAAGAAGTTGCTAAACTTTTGATCGATATATGGTCCTAGTTCTATTTTTGCGGGTCGTTGATTGTCATCAATTTCTAGGACATTGTAATATTTTTGTATAACACTATTTTCTAATATTAATAATGCCCATACCATTGCCATAACTCTATCATCATGCTCAAATCCAGGTTGNGCGGCCCAAGACCCNTTAGGATATCTTACAAAATTTTTCATTTCTACGACAGCAGGTTTTGATTNTATATCGACACACTTAATATCATTAACCCAATATCTCATATTAGTAATACCTTTATATTTGGTATTAGTATGAGCATACACTCCTATCCTATCATATTTTATTTGACCTATTTTAGGAGACCAATTAACTATGTTTTTATAATTATATTGGTGATATAAATTATCGACCACCTGACTACCACAATTATTTCTTTCTATTAATACAGGNGGNGCTCCCCAGTGATAACATATATCACGGACCTTAGTAGTAAACTCAAATGGATTGATTTCATTAGATGCATATTCTGCGACTTGTTTTATATCTTGTAAGTCAGTTATATCTAAGACTTGTATAACGCTAAAATTTTGACCAACTCCTTCTGCTACATCAACTCCAATAGTATATAAATGATCTTTATCGGGCTCAGTCCATATCTTATAACAACCGTCATCGAACACATAAGTGGGTTCGGTTGTCTTTGCAAATAATTTTTCAAAAAAGATTTCATCAATAAATGAATCACCAGTATCGAGAAACTTACAATCAAACTCTTGCGCAAAGGCTTCTTCACTGCCTATAGATCTAATTGTGTCACGTTTCCATTTTTCATCACGACCAGGAACTTCATGCCATAATATTTTTTCTGCTTGCCAGTTGTTTATTCCTTTTACTGCTTCTGTGTATAATGTATGAAATAAATTACCACTACCGTTTGGAGTAGATGCTACAAATATTTTAGATTTTGTTGAGGCAGAAATAATAGGATATACTGACTTCCAAAAAGATTCAACGAGATTATTTGGGATGAACGCTAACTCATCTAAAATTAGTACATTAACAGATTCACCACGACCAGCGTCTGAGCTTGTAGTACTAATACCAATACTACTACCATTGGCTAATTTCATAGAAGTTTTACCATACTCTACAACTCCCGGTTTTAAATAATTTGGTAAATTCTCGTATGCAAGTCTAACTCGTGAAAAAATACTAATAGCAGTTTGTTCTTTATTAGCAACAATTAATATACGTTGATCGTCTTGAAAACAAGCAATCCATAAAGCATAAATTGTCATCATAGTAGTTTTTCCTGTCTGTCTACTAGCTAAACAGGCTACAAATCTATAATCTCTTAAACTACGTAATACTCTTTTTTGATAAGAATATAAAGTTATTAACATTTTGCCTTGATCGAGATTAACAATGTGAAAAAAGTTTTCTGCAAAATGAAGAATATTCTGTCTCGCCTTCTTAAGAGACTTTACCATCTCGGGAGTCCACTCGTACTCCATATTAGGGTTAGGTAGATTTGTATTACCTAAATAAAATTTATCGTCCTTTTTTAGCCTCGGCACTATAAATATTTACATGAACAGCAGAGATTTAAACTCTATTAATGAAGCCTTTGC